CCCTTCTTTCCCAATGGATTAAAGAGTTAAGGATGTCCCAACAAAGATTGTCTTTTCACTACAAGTAGCAGGCGCAAATTATGGAATTGAAAAATCGCGCTACAGGATTCCAAGGGAGGTATCCCTAAGAATAGTAATACTAAGCTACTATCTCCTAGACAATCTCCGTTTGGTTAGCTCATCTCACTCCCAACTAAATGAGATTATGAGTCGTACCGCGCCACTGATACTGAGGAGCCACATTAATCAAATATGTGTCCTCTATGCGTTGTTTTCATACTAAGCGTATGAGTTGTTATTGTATATTCTTCCACAGTTCGGATAGAGATTGGAATAAACTCAGCGAAAGTGAAATTCCCACTCGGTGGATGCATGAGAAGTGATCTCAACGTCTTACTGCCTACTCTTGGAGAACTTTTCCACGTTCACGAAGTGCATTCGGATCATTTTTCCGATTTTTAAGAAGAAACCCCGACAACTAATTAAAGTCAGCGGGCCGGCTGTCATATATAATTCCGTTTACCATGAATCGTTAATTTTGAATTAGTGGACCGAAACTGTTCTTGTCTTCGGATCAAACATGTCCAAAAACGAATGAAAGTCGTTGTTTGCCATTCCGTTAAAGTCTGGTGAATTATTGAATCTGAAAGGTCGTCGCTCTCGTTGGGGTAGAGCCCAATTGTCTGAATTTCCTGAAAACACATTGTATGGATGATAGTCGTGTGGTGGATAATCTTGTTGTACAGATTCAGCTGGTTCTTGCTGAGCGGGGAGGCGGGAACTTGCTATTCCGTTCTCTACTTTCATAGCATGACTTAGAATGTTGGTTGGAGTACGTACGGGTGTCATTTCCGCTTGTGATCGTGCCAAAAGACCGTGAACATCACTTACCTCTGGCTCAGGATGAAGATCACCTCCGGGTGTGGACCGCTCTGATGTTGCTTCGTGAAGTTGGGCTCGAAGCACCTGCGGCAAATTAGCGTCTCGCGTGGAAAACGTACCATCGGGTTGCTGGACGGTAGCTGGATTAGCTTCTGGTTGATTGTCCAAACTCAACCCAGGGGTATTTCTCCACGTAGAGCCATTGGCAGGCCGATTTCCGAGCGTGGAAACAGACGACGCAGCTCCCGACAAACGTAGTTTCTCGGAAAGCATCGCCATCTGGTTATCAAACTCAGTTTTAAGGCGATCTTTTTGCATCTGTGTTTGGTGTTGCCACAGGCCTGCGGAGAGTTGCATCTGAAAGTCTTGCATCATCTTTTGCAGCGCTTGTTGTTGTGTATAGCGCTTGTCTTGCATGTTCTCCATCCATTGTTGTTGAAACCACGAAGTCAAGCCTCCTCCTACACCCTGCAAGGCTGAACCTCCTATCATGGACGCTGCCGCTCCTTGTTCCTGATTACCAGAATGAAGCCCCAAAGTTCTAAGCTTACGTGGGATTCTTGTTGCCAAAATGGTCTTATGTATATCTGGTATCTGGTCACTTGTGGTGACTGAACGATCAACCCAGCTTGTCAGATCCGTAAATGTTTGAGCAGAGCTAGTTGGAACGATCCGTGCATTACGAATGAACAATCGGTCCAAAGAGACTCCATAGTACATGTACGGACTATGAGCATTAGTTGAACGTATCATGAAACACTGAGTAGCTGGATTATATCTAATCGTCATGATAGTTTGCTGCGTTGCTTGATCCACACAGTCAAAATCGACACTCTCACCATCACACACCTCGGTATCAAGATACTCCATAATCTGTTGATTAAACCGTGGAAACACTCCTGAAGGGAGTCTGTACTGATTGTTTTGAACTGCTGGTACGTTGCCATACGTAAAAGCGATCTGATAAGTTTGAGCTGGAAGAGTCATAAACTTTGAAAGCTGGCTTTGCAAGGGAATTGCTACGGACACGCGAGTGTATGAGTTCAGCTTACAATAAATTTGCATCAAGCGCCATCCTGAGATGTATTTGGACGTGTCGCTGTTCTGGAGTAGATACTTCACATGGTCAGCATCTTGTTTTGTGACAGGACCCCACGTAAAAGTGTGATCGCCATTATCACTGGTCTCGGTCATATAAAAACCGTCGACTTCCACAATTTTGTACTTGATGCAAACTATATCACAAGTACCCGCCTGATGAATAACTCGCAACATGGTTGACTGTTGTCGCTGAATTTGGAAAGTCCCCTTAGCTAGCAAATGAGTGTTGGCTGGAGTATACCAATCAGTGTCAAGATTGACAATACGACGGGATCCTGACTGTTCCATTGGAATGCGACCAACTTCAAAACTGATGCCCGCCTCCGTATTGACTTCGCAGTCACCTGCTACACAATACAAAGAAGAGTCATCAGTGCCGAATACAGACGCCGCTTCCTGAAACATCACAAAATCGTCCTTAGCTCCAGTAGGATCTTGCTGAGTTAGAGCATTGGGAATCCATGCTTGACCGGGAATTCTCTTTCCAATGGCAAAGAAAGCTACTACATAACCAGGATTTGAAGCAAAAGTCAAAAACGTATCAGTTGTGTACTGCATGAAAGACGACCAACGTGGAGCGCTGGTACGAATGTTGTCGACATAAGCAAACTCAGTTATTGTTTCTGAAGATGTGAACCAGGAATCCTTGTTGCTAAAGGCTGTATTCAAAGGAATGTCGTAACTCTCAGGTCGCGATGATGAAGGAATTTGTATAACGTCGTCATTTGATTTCCACAAAGTCGTGACAAATTTGCTATTGGCTGCAAACTTTCCTCGCACTTGAAGCCATGAATATTTTGGCCTAAGCATGTGTGCACTCTCTTGAACGATCTCATCAACCTGTTGCTTCTCATATGGTGACAAACCGGTGCCGATGCGCTCACCACCAGCTTTATAGTTCAGCTGAGGAGCTGGATAATATGCTCCATCCAAAACGAGCGAAAACAATGTATTGTCAAGCTCAACATCATCCATGGCAATTTGGAAAATGAGATCTGCCATCGTCCGATTTTGAAGAAGGGAGAGAACTCGGTTCTCTGGTACCCCACTACAAGTGCGCAAAGTTGTTCCTTCAATAGCTGCTAGGGCTTTCTTAACGGCTGGATCATTTATCAAAGCTACTGTAAAGTCAGAACTTAGTTTTGAAAGAAATGTCAAAGTACAAGTTGGAGCAGGATTATTAAGAGGATTTTGCAAAGCGGTTTGGACCCAAAATACGAGACACCATTGCATGTTTGCGGAACCATCCATTGTGCCAGAATTATCAGGATATGTTTTGGGTGCACCATTGAAAGCGCCAGTAGATGTTTGACTAGCGCCCCAAAAGTACCGTCTATCGCTGCAAAATTCTAGAGAGAATTTCTGTGTAGCGATCTGGCGGGGTTCAACAAATTGACAGGCATAAGTTCTCAACATCTCATTTGTGAGAGAACCTTGAGCGATGTTATATGGCATGCATGACACGCCAAGAAGTCCCACGTACACATCTGCACCGCAAATGTAAACCTGGAAGTCTATCCCACCTGTCATTCTCATGTGCAGTGACAAATATAGCCGCGCATAAGGGTTCAAAGAACTGTAATCATATGGCAGTATCTTAAGTATGGTCATAGGTTGCGCATCCAAAGCCCATTGCACTTGGCCAAGCTCATAATATCGAGTCTTACAAGCCTCAAGCAGAGTCATACGAGCTCCGCCTGCATCTAACAAGCTAGATGGAAGATGAGTTTTCTGGGCCATAATGGAGTCGTTGTCATTGCTTCCTCCTGACCAACTTTCAGCCTGAGGTGTTTCCAAGTTTGCAAATACATCTGATTTATTTGGTGTAGTGTTACTTGGAGCTGCAGTTGTCGCCACGCTCTGGTTATGATTACCTGAAAAAGTTGTTGTTGAAATATTCTTTTGACCTTGACGTTTAAAAGCTGGTTTTGCTACAGGAAGTGACTGAAGTTGGTTCCCTGAAGGGGAACGGATCTCGATGTACATATAGTTGCGTTTAACTACAGTAATAAACGAGCCCTTGAGATACGTTTGAATTTTGATGGCTGCCTCATGAAAGCGGTTTGACCAAACTCGGAGAGATCGGGACATGAAGCACACGCGGTGGCTGCCTCCATCATTCCAATCTTTATAGCGAAGACCCTTGTCGTCGGTTTTATCTTCTCCATTATTTATAGTTGCTGTAGTTGGTAGATCAGCAAAAATGATGATTTGAGAGGGTTTACTACTGATGCTCAGTTGGGAAGCTAGTGTGGCATGAATTCTCACACATTCTCTACCTACCTCATCAAAGGTTGTCGGCACATCACACTGAGTCATACTCTGTAATTGCTATATGGCTCGGGGTGGGTGTTTTATTATTGTGTTTTGTGGGCGTTTCGTCGACTTATCACAAATTGCAGAAAGTCTGGTTGCTGTTGGTTTCTTAGCACCAGCCAATATCATGCTCTCCAATGATCTTCTAAAGTGATGATAATTTGGTATCACCACATTCAAGCAATGACGCTTTGCAGTTTTTCTCACACAACGTGCTACTTTTTCAAAATAGCACTGTGTATGAAGAGCTGCCTCCTCGAGGACCATCCTAAGATTGCTCTCGAGCTGAGTTGTTGTTAAAGAAGAAGTCCAATGGAGAAGTCCTGATAATGTGGACTCTTTGAGTTCAGCGTAGACTACAATACCAGAAGGATTTGTAAACGTACGCGATAAGAAACTGCAATTTTCCAAACGCGTGAACCTTTCGGATTCTTTTTGAGGATCTTTAGAAGGGTGAGTCATCTCTATGGAAAAGATTTCTTTCATGGAGTCTCGCAACACGGGATATGGGAAATATGGTTGAAATTTTTCCCCTACGGCTATGACGAGGTCGTCACCAAGATTCAACCAGTCCAAATTGTTGACAATAAAGTCAGCTGCGTTCAGGACAATGTGGCGTGGCAGACGGCGCATTTGTTGTACAGCGCATGTCATAACCATTAGGTCATTGACTACGGAATTTACCACGCAAGTGAGCACGTTACCAGATGGATTTCCTCTGTGCTTCCAATACACTGTACCGTTACAAACTAACAACGTATGGACAAAGTCATCATACGCCACATTAAAAAGGTTTTTGACTATATCAGGGTGCATTTGGGTGTTGTTCAAAAAGCAAGCTTGAAGAAAATCGAATGCTCTTGAAATCACTTGAGGAAGTAAGTGTTTGTCAAACTGTTTGTAATCCCCAGCATGTCCTACAGGAGAGACCTTCTTTAAACGCAGTAAACGATGAGTAAATTCAGTCACTGGATCTATGCCAACTTGACAGTACATGACATGACGCTCTTGTTTAAAAGCTGCTAACAGCGTTCCAAACACATGACGAAGATATAATACGTCAACAACGTCCACACACTGAAAAACGCGAGTTCTGCCTTTCTTCACTTTTTCAAGAGACTGCAGTTCAACTTTGAGACAATCTTTTGCCGGAAAGACTAATCTTTTTCCCATAAAAGCTAAAGTTCTCTTGGTCTCAAAGTCTGCGTTTACACTAGCTCCGTGTGGTGTATCAAAGTCGAAACTGATGTGCTTGCGACCATCCTTCAAATAGGTGACATTGAAGTACTCTTCTTTCTTGGCTTTGTTATATTTGTGAGTTCGCCAAGCGCCTATACTCGCATCAAGATCTAATTGGTCCAGATCCCCACGGTAACGTCCATACAGACATCCATTAAGGACTTCGTCACGATCTAATAGACGATGGACTCCTTGGCTGTAAACAGGCACATGAAGGTCACGATACAGCTCAAAAGCTTGTGATAAAAGGTCCTCTTTATTTGCATCCCATGTATATGGATCACACAATGCTGATATTTGCGCCCAAGGAATACTCAAGCGTTTTTCGCCAGTTTGTAAATGAACCAGTTGATTCTGTTCTAAAAAGGATGTGTCTTCTACTTGTTGTAAAGACAACACGGTTGGAGAATTTTGCACAGGTATAATGTCTTCGAAATCTTCAGATCCAGGAACTCTAAAACGCTCAGCGGTACTGTTTTTATTCAGCAAAGCAAAACCATGAACAAAGCCTACAGGTGTTATTAATTCTTTTTCCTTGGCTGCTTCAGGCCACCACTCAACTTCAGTGGATGTCTCCAGAAGATCACACAACTCGGTGGATACATAGGCTGTTGTTCGAGCCTCAGCAGAACATTCAATTTCTTCAATATCATCAACTGTTTGCACAGGCAAGGAAGCTGACTGTACCACAGTTTGCGAGTTCTCAATCAGGGCTTCCAAAAGTTCTTGAGTGACTACCGTAGAGAATCCTCGGCGTGCAAAGTCGTTGCCTGCAAAATGTTGGCCCACAATACAGGTTTTCTGCAAAACTTTGTTGGTGCTTAGGTAAAGAGAGCCACAATCACCTCCGACAGTGTTTACAACAGTGGTGTTGAAAAAGTCCACAGATGTGTAAGGACCATTAATTTCAGAGCCTCGGAACGGTTTATTAACAAGGCATTTTGCACGGTGCAAATTTAGACTGCCCATATATACATACCGAGCAGGTCCACGCTGAACACAAAGAGCACAGCCGGTAACAAAGTCCATTTGGGCTTCAGTTATAAACCAAGATGTTATATCTGGTTTCATTGGAAACTCCTTATCTTGTACTTGCAACAAGCACACCTCAAGATCACGTGCAATGGAGGCAACTTTTGCCGTCCATGGCTTTCCACGTGCTACTGAATCATTGTCATGGACATCGACAGTATGTGAGTCGTAGTCCTTCCAGTCCTTTGGAATTAGATGCGCCGGACACAAGATGAACTTGTCCTTAAGATAGGTACCATGAAGCTGAGCCCCAGGACTTTCAAGTCGACATATTGAATGGAACACTTTGTTTATGGCTACTTGAAAGATGTCTTCCTGGCATTGAAAGTAGGCGTCCATGCGGTCAATTGCTTGATATTGCATTCCTAGCATTGCCTGACGGTATTTTACGGAGTCACGTTGACCTCTCTTCACTTCGTCAAACCCATAGCCTTGAACTTTGACACCGATGTTCACAGTTGATGTCCCTGACCTGTTTCGCAGAACTGCTGCCCTTCTCGCTGTTCGCTGAGCACGAGTTAATGTAGCACTTCGAGGATTGCCTGACTGAAGTTTGTTTTCAATGGAATTTAACTCCTCAATATACTGAAGTTCTACTTTCTCAATCCAGTCACTAAGAATGCGGCCGATCTTCACTTCACAAAGACCGCAAGTGTCACTGACCACAAAATCCGACCCGTCAAGTCTACACCAAAGCGTGACTTGCTGTTCCGAACAAAGATGTTCACATGCGCACCGAAAGCGTCCGGTAGCGCATAGGTCATATAGTTCAGGTTGATCTTTATACCTGAACCATCGCTCAGCAACAACGTTGTCAATTTTTATAGTGACTGACCCTTCGTAATTTAGATTCATTGAGTGACCACTAACACGCTCAACACAAGTTTTATCCTGAATTCCATGATCTTGGGTCCAAATATTGCCTTTCACAATTGTAGTTTTCTTTTGAGGCAAAGGAGCAGCGTTTGAATTGCACATTCCTTTGATGAGAGCGATAACGGCTGTTATAGTTGCCAATCCCCCAAATATGCCTAATGTTACTTGCATAACCGTATACCATTTTGAGGCTTTGAAAAGTTGCCAAAGTGTGCGCTTGCGTTCAACAATGTCTTCAACCAGCTGTCTTCGTGCTTCAAACAATACGTACTGATGTTCGTACGCTGCAAATTGAGGAAGTTGTTTAATTTCATAAGCCAAATTATGTATCCAGCACCAATCTTCAACTGACAATGAAGGATAATTCTGCAAAACTTCTGTTGAGCTGCAGAAGACATAAGAAGCAACGTCATGTATGGGCAAAATGATTGTGTTTCCATCCACCGTAAAGCAGAAACCAACATCAGAAACTGTGTAAGACCTGTCTTTTTCAATAGGGTCCAAACCTGAGACGTAAGAAATTATTCCGTCTTTACAAAATACTTGCGCTTCTGCAGTGCGTATCATGACAGTGAACTCTTGACAATCTTGACGGAGTACAGCGTATGTTCTCTGAGCATACTCCATGACTTGTTCATGCGTAGTGGGGCGGTTCTTCAATAAGAATTTTGCTGGGCTAAATTCACATTTCTTTTCAAAAATGAGTCTCTTGCTAATGGCTATCCCCGACTCTCGCGAAGGTGAAGCAAAATTTTGCATAATTCGCATAGTTGATGTTAATATGTCCCACAATTGTGAACAATCTGTCGCCCAAACTCGTACGTCAATCTCTGAATCTATTACAGGTTTTATCCCGTCCAGAGTAGTTACCTTGTTTATGGAAACATTGCTTACTTTCTTCTTAAAAAGCATGAAACCTTGATGTACTGCTTCAACAAACTTGGACTGACTGATGTTGGAGGCTCCTTTCATGATCATAAAATTCTCAGAGGTGTATGATTGACTACACCAAATAGGAGTCTCAGCATGAAAACCTTGGCACGTTGTTTTTCCAGGAACACCAATTCGTCTCAACCAACCTGGCTGTACTTTTTCCTGCAACTCCACATGAATTGTTGCAAAATGCGGAGGTAGTAATGGCAACCCATTTAAAACTCTTTTCCAGTTTCCACAGCCAAATAAAGGTCGGGTTAATTTCATGTTGTTGGTAGAAATTATCAGAGAATCGACACTCACTAGATCATAAAATTGTTGGTAGTAATCTGGTTTTGTTACAGTGTCGTGCAACACAAAAATGGCTTTCATGTCTTTAAATGACATCACAGGAGTGACATCCTGAAAAACCTCAACAAGTTTCATACCGTATATAGCAGACAATTTTGAACCGAGGCGAAGAGCGGCTGTTGACTTGCCACTTCCTGCTTCACCAGACAAATTTATTACAAATTTTTGAAGGGAATCACCTGACTGCAACGAAATAGGAGTCATACCTCTCCACACTCCGTTTCGATATTGAACGTGCAAATGAAAAGGACTCTTGAGACTCTTAAAGTGTAGTTCTTCCGTGTCAGTGTGTACTGTAACTGTAACTCCGGTTATCATGCTAAATATGTGTACAATTAACGGATCTGAATAATTTCCATAATCACAGTTGTCCAAAAAGGCTTTGACGTCACAACAAGGTTCACCCCTCATGCTACTCACTCTTGATTTTATCCAAGTTCTAAATTGTGTAGCCGTCAGCTGAAACTGAGGAATAGTTTTCATCAAGCTGACAATCAAGGCGGAGTAAGCTGAGAAATCTGATACAACTTGCTCCTGTACATGATAAGTGACAG